TCAATTAATAAATGTCCGTTCTCCCTTATTAAAAAATTAACATTCTCAGGCTTATAATTTAAAGAAATATAATCTTCAACATCAAAGCTAAATATTTGATTTCCTGATTTAGCAAGACAAATAGCTGAATGTCCTCTAAAAGTCCCTAATTCCATAATATTACCTTTTACCTGGCCACCAATCCAGGCAAGTAATCTATAATGCTCTTCTCCAGCTTTCATATCTATATATTGAAAATTGGTATCATCATTTGGAATTGATTCCATGATTTTAATCATGTCAATTGAATTAAGCGTTTTTTTTGTAGGTTTTTTCATAATTATATTTCGCCACAAGGCTTACAATTTTTTTTGAAATATACTTTGCAATCAGTCCCTTCATGGTTGCATGGTTCTTCATTAAAGTAAACCTGACCTTCACTAGCCTTAGAAGTAAACCGAAGGCAGGATAATTTTAGTTTGCATCTTTGAGGCTTACACATTGTAAAATTTGCCATATCAAATAATTTATTTTAAAGTAAATGATTTTGAACTAGTTAAACAAAAAAAGGCGAGAAAATTTCTCGCCCTTTTACACTAAACACAAACACAAAACACTATTAGGTAGTTTCAAGGATAGCCTTTGCAGCAGCAAAAGTTCCTTTAACCAATACTGGAGTATCGTTAGCAGAGATAAACTGCACCAAACGCTGCTCAATTCTTACAGTCTTCAAGTTGTCGATGAAGTCATCGCCAGACTCTCCAATAGCAACCTGCAAACCGCTTCTCAAACGTACATTGATAACTGAAAGATCACCACCTACAAAGTTAGCAGCAGTTCCAGTCAAAGCGTTAGTTGGGATAATGTTTACACCCCAAGCAGTAATACCACCTTGAGCGTTAAAAGTAACGCCAGCAGGAAGGATATATTGCTTCTCAGCATCTTTCTCAGAAAGCATCAAGTGATACTGTCCAGTCTCAACAAATACTCCAGTTGCAGTTCCGTTGGCAGCTCTAACCTGAGCAATGATTCCGTGAATTACATCCCAGTTAGTAGCAGACTCAACACCACCCGCCATAGAACCACCAGTGAAGGTAGTAGACTTAGAAAGCAAACCAGCAAGCTGAGGAGAAGTTCCGTTACCAGTGAACAACTGGTTTTCGATTACAGTCTCAACACGCTTAACTCCATTGGATTGGATGTAAGAAGCCAAGTAAGCAGCATCTTCCAACATTTCCATAGAAACCTTCATGTGTACACCAATCTTCTCAACCTTAGCTCTCTGCTCCTTGTATTGTACGTCAATTTGAGTTTTCTCAACACCTTCGCCAATCATTACTGGAGTTCCTTCCTGATCGTATTCTTCAACCCATACTGCATACTGAGTTCCAATAGCTCCTACACTTGCGTTAGCAAGGTAAACAAGTAGTCTCTGGCGGATTGGAGAAACAACACCAGTAAACTCGGAAATTGTTACTTGTCCTGAAGATGCTTCGTTAGCAATAGTTGAAGCTAGAGTGATAGTTCCAACTGACTTCTCGTTAATTTCAAATACCAAAGGAGCCTTAAGACGAGCGTTAGGCTCATTCTTCAAACGCTCGATTTCAGCTTTAACTGGAGCGTAAGCCTTAATAAATGCAGTCTTGAAATCTTCTGCGCTTACTTCTTTCTCAACTGCGCTTTTTTGCATAGCGATGTCAAGCTTGTCAAGTTGCTTTTGCATTTCTGCTGCATCTTCTTTACTTACTACATTGTCGAATGATTTCAACAATGCTTCTGCCTTTTCAAAAGCCTCATTAGCTTTTACTTCAGCGTTGCTAGCTTTAGCCTTTAGAGCTTCACCAGCTTCTGCGATTACCGCTTTAACGGCATCCAAAGTTAGATTTTCCATGATTCAAATTGTTTTTTAAGTTCGTTAATTGTTATTATTTCTACCTCCTCGGCTTCCTTAATTTCTAAAGTAGGCTCTGCTGGCTTTAGAAACTCCAAAAGTGATTTAAGTTGATTTTCTAGTTTGAAAATTGTCTCGTCAGTTGCGTCAGATGTCTTGATAAACTTCTCAAGACGCTCAAGATAATTAAACGCATCCTCCTCGCTTTTTAGGTCAATGAAAGTTGTTTCAGGATTAGCCCCCAAGAATTGAACAGCAGATCCTTCATACATCATTACCTCTTTAATCATATTTGACTTAGACTGTGCATCATACTGCTCCTTTATGGTTCTAAACCCAAACGAATGCTGGTTAATCAGTTCACTCTCAATCATCTTTTGAAAGTCCTGACCAGCAGTGTGAGTGCCAATCTTAGCCTCATATCTTAGTCCTTTACTATCCTCGTATAGGTTAGTAATTTTTGCTACAACTTTATTCTTATCGTGATCTAGCAGATACTTAATTAACTGCTTGCCTTGTGGCCCACGCTCCATGATTGTCTTGGAAAACGCGCCTGGCTCAATTACATCACCGTCCAAGTCTTTGTTTCCAAATACGGCAAAGTAACCCGAAACAATCCCTTGTTTCATGTCACTATCGGTAAAGCCTTGGTTTAATCCTTTTTTTACAAACCACATATCGCTAGTTTTTTCTAATTCCTTTATTTTATTTCTACTCCAAACTAATGCCTCTTTGCCTCCCCACGCGTCGTACATCAAACGGCCGCAACCGTCTTCATAAGAGCTAGAGGTTTGTAAATCCACCTCGTGACGGCTTAAATACGAAAACATCCTTTTAATCGTATCAACTGACACAGGCTCGCCGTTTGCAAGCTGGTTGGCTCTTTGTTTGCCTACTGGCGTTCCGCAAGGCCCCCAGCCGTACTCATCAACATATTTTAAAACCCTTCTAGCGTTGTTTCTGACCGCCTCGGGATAATCTGAATATGATTGCTCGGCTTTGTCTAGCATTGCTTATTCGTTTAGACAAATATACAAATAAAAAAAATTAGGAAACAAAGAGGTATTAACTCAAGCCTAGGAGTATTAGAGTTGTTTGTTCATCTAAAAGATTCTCAATCCATTCAGTTTGATTTTCTAGTTGAAATTCTGAGGATTGAATTTGATTAATTGTCTTTAAATACAAATTAGCGGCTTCTTGAAATTTAAGCTCATTTTGTAGCTTTATCATTTCATCTGTTATTTCTTGTGCCTTTGAAAAGTCAAACATTTTAATTTTTTAGTTTGCTAGCTTAATTGTGTTTACATCAACTCCAATTTGCTCTAGGTATTTAACAAAAGTATTGTAAAGATTTGGCCTTTTTGTTTTTAATCCTTGGTTGTCGTAAACAAATGCAGTAAAAGTTTCAGCAAATAACTCTTGAAAATTAGTTCCTCCATATTGGGTTAATGCCTCTGAGCTTGGGTTAATATTGTTTGCCTGTAAAATATTTTTCCATCCAGCTAAATCTCTATCTTTTAATGCTTGTACCATGTGAGCTGCTTCATGAGTTATAGTTGATGCTAGGTTTTCTTTTCCAGTCTGTACTTTCATTGCCATTCCCACAGTCCAAAATTTAAACTCTCCATCTTGATTAACAAATCCAATTACATCTCTTGTCTTTAAATTGTAAACATTAGTCAGGCCGTTTTTTGTTGAACCTTTAGCGTAACCTAACTTTAATAAATCTTCAAATTCATTTTCATTAAAAGATAATTTTGTTGCTTTAAAATCAATTACATCTCCTTTTTTTATTTTAACATTCATGTATGCTCCTATTCTTGAACAGTTCCCAAGTGTGTTGCTTTCCATTCCGCCTCCAATTTTAGAACTTAATAAAAATGCATCATTAATATTAGTGTATCCTAATTCCTTTACAAATTTAAAGTGTCCATTTCTTGAACTTTGAGCTGGAGTTCTTATAGAAAGATTAGAATTATTTTTATTCATTAAATCAGTAACTCCATCGGTAAAAGACAGAATGTCATTAACTTTTTTTACCGTAGCCTTATCTTGTGTTGTGTAAATAAACTCATCTTTCAATTGAGTATTTGTAACGCTTGGAGGATTTAGATTTGTGGTTGTTGGTAATGGGGTTATTGGCCTAACAACTGGAGCCGACCCATTAAACGTGTCAGGGAAATTACGACGCGCGTAAGCCTCGGAAATATACACCACAACACAACTGCAATTAATTGTTTGAGCCGCCCCCCCCTTTTGGTCGCCAGGCTTGTCCATAAATACTTCCACTCCTTTAGTCGTAAATACAAAAGGTTGGTCTGCCCTTATCGGCTTGTCTTGTGCCTGGATATGCTGGAACCTGGGCTCTCTTGAGCCTCCATGTATCCACAATTTCCAAAGTGTTGTCCCTGTTTGGCTTGCCCAATCTTGTGCCGAACGCTTCTTGCCTTCATTGTAAGCTCGTGTCGATTCAGTCCTAGCAATTGCCCTAGCTCTAGAAATGTTTGGTATTTGCTCAAGTAAAAGTTTTTCGAGCTGGAAAGGGTTTAAGCCTTGCTCAATTCCTTCGCCAAGTATTTGTTGTATTTGCGCTAAAGTGTTTTCATTTACGCCAGTTATTAGATTCCCAAGATTGGCAGTTACCCAATCCTTAATCCATTCTTTCCAGGTATTTAAAAAGAAATCGTCAGGAACGTAAGCCTTTTCGCGGTTGTCTTGTCTTATCCTGTTAAACTCTTGTTTTGCCGACTCAACAAAGACCGTTTGATAAAACTTAATGTAAGCCTCTTGCATTGGCAAAGGCGACGGATTTGGCTTTGCCTGTAGCTTTAAAGCCGCGGTAAATAGCTTAATCCCAAGGCGCTCGTATTTCTTTAGGTCAGTTGCCGCCGACCGTCTTACCTTGGAATAATTTATAAGCTTCATTTTTTAGGCTGGAAAATCGCTAAAATCAGTTGTCGCATTACCTAAAGCCTCCTCGCTTGGGAGTACGTTGCTAGGTATCCAATGCACGTCCATTGCTGGGTCTTCGCTAGCGTGCCAGTTCAACAAGCTTCTAACCTCGTTGCCTGTAAAGTATGGAGATTTGCCGTATGTGTCGAGAATAACTTGGACATCAGGTTGCAACTCGCTAAAGCTAGAAATATCAAAGTCAATAACGTAAGCATTTCCGTAAGACTTGCCAAGCCATTGAGTAAATTTCTCCTCAATCATTTGAAGCTGCGGCATAATTACGTCGGTAACCAAAGCCTTTTGGGCGCCTTCTAAGTTGGCATAGGTTGCGTTTGATGTAAACAAAACTGGATTAACACCCCAAAGACCGCAAAGAGTTTGTAAGTCATTGTTTTGAGAGTTAATAATGTCCATTGCAATAGGCGACAATCCAATTGAATCGTAACGCAAAGGAATCGAGGATGCGACAATTTTATTAATGTTTTTATTGCCGTTTATCCTCTCATCAATCCGTTCGTCCATCTTGGCCCTTTGGTCAGGCGATGGCCAAAACTCTGGGTTTGTGATGTTTGGGGAAATAATGCCTTTGGCTCCTCCGTTTTGGAAAGTCTTTTGCTTGGCAAAGGTCGCCTCGTTGTTAGCTTGCAAGGTTGTTAAGCCAGCCAAGAGCGGAGGCATTCCGCGTAATTGTGCGCCGTTTAAATCCCAAGTTAGATTGGTTGTTTTAATGTGTAGTACCTGGTCAGCTGGTATCTCAATATTTTGGTCTCCAATTATCAATTTGTAGCCGCGTACTGGCTCGAACAGACTACCAGCAACTATTTCCACATAGTTAGACGGCAAAACGTACATCTCTTTAATTTTGCCCTTATTAAGGCCCTCGCTTGGAGCAAATCCGTAAACAAATATCTCGCCGCTGGTATTGTACCAGGTTAGCATCGAATCAAGAAATTCGCTCCAAGTTTGCATTGGATTAGGGTTTTTGATTAGCTGGTTTACTGGGTCTAAATATGTAACATCCTCAAGCTCCTTTTTGCGAAATGCTATGCTTTGCAATCTGTTTAATTCCTTTGAGTTGTACTTTCCGCCTCTGTATTTCTTTGTAGCCTCGCTCTCTTTGTAAACGTATGTCGGGCATTGCTTGCCTTTCTCGGCTATCTTTCTAATGATTGAATAAACCAGGGCGTTACCTTTGTATCCCTTGTCGATAAAAGTTTGCTGGTTCGAGTCATACCAAACAACAAGCGTGGAGGCCGTAAATTGGCCATAAAGTATTTGATTGAGTAAATTGACGTCGGGATAAGTATTTGTCGGCGTGACTTTTGGCGCAATGTAATTCTGTAGGGCCTTTAAGAGCATAGCATATTCGTTTTAACAAATATACCTATTTATTTTTTTCTAAAAATGCAAGTCCATAAAACCAAATTACAACCATTACAACTCTAGCAATCCAATGCCAGGTAAGCGGATTAAAATCCAAGGTCACAAATACGATTAATAGGTAAGTGATAAACATTAGGATAAGCGCGGCAATTGTTTCTTTTGTCATATTGAGAATTTAAAATCTTGTTTCTTTTTTAACTCCATCATTGCCAAATATCTCAACGCGTCAATAGCGTGGTTATAATCGCCAATAGGACTGTTTAGGCTTTTACCAGTCTTGTCTTTATCCCAGGTATAAGAGCGCAATTCCTTTATTAGGTTTGTGCTTTCTTTGGTCACTAATAGCTTATGCTCTTGCAGTATCTGAATGCCAAACTTAATCGAGTCGGCTCCCTTTAGAACTGGTTTAATGTTAAATCCTGAGCGGTAAATTTCCTCAATACTTTTCGGTTCGGCCGAGTCTGCATAGATTTTGTCCGATTTATTTATTCCTAATCGGCTCATTTCTTTAATTATGTCCGAGTTTAACATCCCTTGGCGGTAAATTTTCTCCTCAACAATTAAACAATCGTCGTATTGATAGACTCCAACCAATGTCGTTGGGTCGTTTGTAAATCCAAAGTCCATGCCGTAACCAATTATCTTGGCATTTGCTGGCACTTGGTCGATTGATGACCAATTAGAGAAAATAACACCGTCTAAACTTCCAACCTGACCAAGGCCGTAAACCCTCCACCAATTCTCCCAGTACTTAGATGTTTTAGCTTTTTCTTTTGCCTTCTCTATTTCCTTTACAATTGCAGCGTCTAAGGCTTCGTTGTCTTTGTATGTCAATATTACAAAGTCCGAGTCTTCGTCTTTTATAAGATCCGTATGCACCCAAAATTCTTGGGTTGGATTATAATCTAAATAAATAAAATCCCTTGTACGGATTGATAATTGATTGTAAGATTCAAAGTCGATATTATTGCACTCGTTTACGAATAAAACGTGCCTTCTTGCTCCTCTAAGTTTGTCGGGTTGGTCTGCCGAAAAAAACTCAATAAACGAGCCATTTAAAAACTTGTATTTTAGGTCGGACTTATTGAATTGAGCGTCTTGATAATTGCCAGTCATGACCATAATGTTTAAAAAGTCTTTAACCGCTCCACGCTTTAAGTGTGGGATTGATTCAGCCACAACGGAAATTTCGGTATATGGAGTCTGCATTGCATGAGTAATTAGCAAAGGCAAAATCGAAAAGGTTTTGGACGATGATGTGCCACCTTGTACAATCCTTACTCTTTTTCTCAGCTTTGAGATTTTAGCTTGCGCCGTTGTCTTTTGGAACATTTAGGTCGATTCCTGTAAATATTGGCGTTTCCAAAATATGGGTTGTTTCTTGCTTGTCTCCGTACTTCTTAGGCATTAGCTTAGACAACTCCCATTTCTTTGCGTCTATCTTTAATCTTTGCAAGCTTACCCATCCTGGGTCTATCTTCCCAGTTTCCGCGTCTCTTTGTGGAGGCTCTGAATAGTCTTGCTCGATGCTTTCAAACTTTAACTCCGCTCTAACATTCATTGCCTTCGCGTATTTGTTACTCATTTCCTCATTTTTTACGACCCAATCCAAAAAAGTCTTGTATGCTGGTAGGTTGTTTTTGTCTAAGTCAATTATAGATTTTAGGCTTTTACCTTGGCAAA